ACCGTAACTACGTGCCTGTAGCATCCACTGCTCGATCGCGGCATCCCACGAATCGGGGTCACCCCCCGGGTCACCCGCCGCCACGTCGCCGGGGAGCGTCGTCAGGAAGGCCACGCCGTGCGTCGCCGCGCTGGCGACCGCCTGCCCGATCTCCGTCGAGAACCTATTCTCCTCCAGGATCGAGGCCAGCCCGTAGGGGTCTTCCGTGCCATCCGGGGCCACCACGCCGTCCCAGTGGCAGCGCGACGTGAGCGAGAAAACCGCCTTCTCCGGCCACGTGGAGACCAGGCGCAGGTCCCGCGCGATCTCCCGAGGCAGCGCAATGTCCAGGCTGTCGACGTACACCTTGCAATCGAGGTAAGCCTGGCGACGCGCGTTGCCCGGATAGCGCGCCTGCCAGGTATTCACCAGCTCCTCCAGCGTCGCCTGGAGATCGACGGGCAGGCCCGCCACGGTGGGCGCGGTGAATAGCTGGGGTCCCATGCCCGCGATCAGACGCAGGTCAACATTCGTACTCATGCGAGGGCCTCCTGGCTCCGGTTAGGACGGCGGCGCGTCGTCCGCGCCATCCACAGCGCAACGCTCACGGCCTCCAGGGGCACCTCGTCGCCCTCCTGGGCCGTCGAGTGCCACCCCCAGGCACCGTCCACCGTCCTGATCTTCTTGTCTGACACCCCCACAGACGCATCCAGGGGGTCGTTGCTCGCATTATACCCGCCAGGATGCGACACCGTGCGACCCCTGACCGCGTTCAAGAAGCCCGAACAGGCCGTGAAGTACTCCTGGTTGTCTAGGACGTGCAGATAACGACGCGGCGGACGCAGGGCGCGCAGGTCCTGCTGGAGCGCCAGAGCGCCCGAACGGCCAGACGCACCCACCGCCGAGTAGCGGCCCCGCCGCTCGTACAGCCATTCCGCGAGCGCAGCGCTGCTCATAGTCGAAAAATCGCCGGCTTCGAGGTCGATCAGCTCGACGTGGGACACGCCCGTCTTGCGGTCGTGCAGCGCGCCAGCCACCGCGACGCGCCGCCCATCCTTCGAGAAAGCCACCCCAAGGGCGCGCATCGCGCGATCCGAGGCCAGCTCGAGCGGTAGGGCCGTGACCCCGGTCGCCTCCCAGTCATCCAGGCCAATCAGGCGGCGAGTGTTGTCGTCCGAGGCCCACCAACCGAGGCGCTCGCGGGCGAAACCATCGTCCGAGTACCGCTTGCGCTCAGCCTCAATCACGCTCAACTTCAGGCGACCAGACGCGACCGCCGGGTTGGTCCGCACCCACAGGTCCCGGTCATCCAGATCGACCTCAGCCAGCGACCTGGGCAGGCCAGGCGGAGACCACTCATCCCAGCACGTGCGCGAGGACTCCCTGCTCAGCGCGTCGCGGCGCACGCGCGAGAAAACCTCGCCGTCCGCCGTCGGACCCGGGGGCGTGCCGGTGTATATCCACTGGGGGTCGCCCAGCGGGGCCGCTGACGTGGTGGACAGAAGCGCCTCCAGCGCCTCGTCCGTGAGCTGCTGGGACTCATCCATCACCAGGACGTCGACCGTGAAGCCACGGCCTGACCCCTTCGACCTGGCGGCGATCTCGATAGACCCGCCATTCTTCAAGAAGATGGCCTCCTGGCCGTTCACGTTGCGGATATTCTCCACGAGGGCGTTCAGCTCGGGGAACTTCGCGCCTGGGTCGTTCGTCTTCTGACCGAAAAAGTGCTTCAGGCGGCGGAAGTGCTTCTGCGCGGTCTTCACCTCGTGGGCGGTGTGCAGGATGCGCTCCCCGCGCCCGATCACGCCGAACAACTCCCTGATCTCCAAGGCGGCGTTTTTGCCGTTCTGGCGGGGCACCGCAAGGCCACACGTGAGGTTGGCCCAGCTATCGCCCGCCGTCGCCAGCCAGTTGTCGAGCACCCAGGCCTGCCAGGGGTCCGGAACCAGCTTGTAGTCGGCGGCCAGGGATATGGCGAGGTCCCCCAACGAGTCAATCGAGGGGGACGTGATGGTCACGCAGGGGCGCTGGGAGGCCTCCAGCGCCTCCCGGCTAGGAGGCGCGGGTGTCACGCTTGCGCATCCTCGCCTTGAAGATGTCCACAGCGGTCTCCTCGCGGCCCTTGGGCGGCGTGGGGGAGGCCGAGGACACCGGGTTCTCCAGCTCGTAGAGGTCACGGGACAGCTTGTTGGCTGCGTTCAGGAGAGCCGACAGGCTATCGGGCTTCGCCACCCGGATGGCCTCCCGTGCGGTGTCCAGGAGGTCGCGCAGCTCCGCTTCGCGGTCGTACTTCTCGGGCATGTCAGATCAGCCCCGCCGCGTCGGCTGGCAGCACCTCGTGGATGCCGGACTTCTTCAGGCACGTTTCCATGAGGTAGGAGACGTTCACACCAGGCGCGATATAGGCCCTAACCGAGCCGTCAATGGCGCGGTTGCGGTTCGCCGCCGTGATCTGCTTGGGAGTACGAAGGTAGACGCGGGCGCGGCGCTTGCGGTCCTCCAGATACTCCGCCCGGTGAAGCGAGTGCGTGCGGTACGTGGGGTCGTACTGGCCGACGAACGGCTGGAATTTGCGGCGCAGAGCGTCGCGGTTCGGGAAGATCACGACGGAATAGGCCCCGTTGGGGGTCTCGTCGAGCAGATCGAGCAGGTCAAAGTCGTTCATGGGGCCGATTATAGCATATCCGGGTGGTTTTAGCGCATGACGTGTTTAGCGCTTAGGGGCGGTTTCGGGTACCCCAGGGGGGTATTTCGCTTGGGCCTCTGGGTGTTCCTGGTTGTTGGGGGGGGGGATACCGCCCCTTGTCAAGTGGTAAGTTTCCATTTCGGGCGTGAGGTTTGCCACATCCGAGATACTGGTTCCCGGTGTTTCGGGGACTTCGGTCCTGATGGTCCGTCCCATCCAGTCGGTGATGGGCTTCAGGGTCACCATTGGATGCCTCCGACGGTGTGGGCCTGGGTTGGCCTGGGCTGGCTTGGGATGGGTTTTGAGCCTCGCTTCTGGTTGCACTGTCGGCATGTGACGCGGGCGTTGTCGATGGTGTCGCGCCCGCCTCGTGCGGCTGGCACCACGTGGTCTGGTTCTGGGCTGCGCGGTTGGAGCGTGGTTCCCCAGGCGAGTGGCTGTCCGCAGTCTGGGCAGTGGGTTTGTCCGTTGGCCTGTGCGAGGTGGAGGACGCGGACGCGCCAGCGTTTGTGGCGTGCTGTGCCGGTGCGGGAGGTGCCGGGTCGTGGGGTCATGGGACGAGGATAGCACGCCGGGCCTACCTCGTGTGGGCCCCGATGCGCCTACCTCGTGGTGTGCGCGAGGCGGGGCGGCGGGGTGAATGTGTCAAGTAGGTTAGCGTTTTGGTCTTGTTACAGCGTGGTTTCAACGTTTGTGGGCGTTTTGTAACAAGATTTTGTCTTGTTACACCCTTGTTACAACCTTGTTACACCCTTGTTACGGGTGTTTTTCGTTGGTATTCCGGGAAACTTTACACTTGTTGTAACAGAGCGTATCCATTTTCCTATATAGAGCAGATTTTTAGCGGAATTGTTCAGTAGTATAACAGGCTGTCTTACTATAGAACAATTTTTTCTTATTAGAAGTAAATAGGATTTATAGTTACGGGAACCGAGCGCTTTACCGCGTTTGCCTTGATATTCCGGGCGTAACAGGGTGTAACAAGCCTGTAACAAGAGTTGTAACAAGACCCGCGTTACAGCTTGTATCCAGGTGTCTTATATAGAACAAGTCCAGACGCGGGACACACGGGCACGGGCGTGCGAGGTCGGCCCACCACCCGGCGGCGCTCGACACCACACCCATAAAGCGCTAACATGTGGTGTATGGAACGCAAAGAACCGTGCGGCAAGCGCCGCCCCTACGTCATTGACTATGCCCTCATCCCTGAGCCTGACTCTGATCGTCGGCTCCTCGTGGGCCTCGACTCATGCGGCCACGTGTGGGTGAGCCTCACCGACGCGCTGCGCAATAGCTGCCTGTCGGATGCGCCGCCGACCTACCGCGCGACGGTGATCGGCCTCGGTGGTGGCCGCGTCGTGCGGCCTCGTCTCGCGCCTGGTCGCATCCGTGCCATGCTCCCGCTCATGGTGGACGCGCCGGGGTGTGCAGCCTTGATCGCCCACTCGGGGCGCGCTGGGATGCTGACCTACCGATCCGACGTGCGTCGGTGGATCGACAGCACTCTGGGCATCTACTCGCTGGTGGGTGTGAACGCTGCGCCCGTGGTCTACCCGTGGCCCGAGGAGGTGGCGGCGTGAGCACGGAGCTGGAGTCTTTGGCCGAACGCCTCCTGCACGACAGGGTGAGCGCGGCGGGTGGGTTGTGTCCGAAGCTCGCGCCCGTGGACGCGGGTATCCCTGATCGCCTGGTGATCTGGGAGGGGCGTGTGTATCTGGTGGAGCTGAAGCGTCCGGGCGGGCGTGTGCGTCCTATCCAGGTGGCGTGGCATAACCGCGCGAGGCGGGCGGGCGTGGATGTTGTCCTGCTGAGTGGGGCGGTGGAGGTTGCGGCGTGGTTGGATGATCTCGGGGTGCCGCCGTTGCCGCCGCGTCGTCGTCGTGGGGGTGGACGCGTCCGCCGCTTGTGTGACTGACGTTACACACGATAGCTGTTGCGTTACTGGTCCTTGGGTGTGCTATACTGATTACGTCACCGAGGGACGGTGACCCGAACCGAAAGGACCAAGACCATGAGCCGCTACTTCTTCTCCGCCGTTAGCCTCCAGGGCTTCAACGCCGAGCAGATCGACCTGATCAACCGCATTGCCGAAACCGAGTACGAGGCCCAGGGCCGTGAGCCGATGCTCGAGGAGATCAAGGCCGATTACGCCGACGAGCTGAACGCCCTCGCCTGATCCACCCCGGAGGCCCCGTCACCCGGCGGGGCCTCCACCCATCGAAAGGAACAACCATCATGACCACCCACGACCGTCCCGAGGACCCCGAGTTCGCGTACAACGTCAACACTGGGTACGCCCGTATCGGCTCCCAGGTCATCCGCCCCATCAACGGTATCCGACAGGAAACCAACGGGTACGGGCGGCACTTCATCACCCTGACCATCCCGGTGTCCTGCGTCATCGTCGAGGACGATCCGACCGGACCCGTCAACCCGGCTAACCCCTTCGTCACCCTCGACCGCTGAAAGGACCAAGACCAATGACCGAGAACAAGATCATCGAGCAGATTAGGCAGCTCCTGCGTATTGCCTCCGACAGGGGCGCGTCCGTCAACGAACGCGAGCTTGCCCAGCGTCGCGCCGAGCGCCTCATGGTGCGCTACCGCATCGAGTCGTTGCCCGAGGGCGACGCGCGCGCCAAGGACGAGGACATTACCTCGATGGAGGTGGAGATCAAGGGCGGCTCCGCGTCGATGGCGCGGGCCATCGTGGACGGCCTCGCCACCCTCGCCCGCTCCCTGAGCTGCTTCTGCTCGTGGAGGACGTACAAGCGGTACACGCTCGCCACCATCGTCGGCACCAGGTCCGACCTCGCATACGTGACCGAGTTCTACAACTCGGCCATCATGTCCTACCCGTCGATGCTGAAGGACAGTCTGCGTTACGAGGACTTCTACGGTGAGTCCGAGCGTCGCCGTTTCCGCCGCTCCTACGTCATGGGATTCTTCCAGGGGATCGCGGATCGTATCGAGATCTCCACGAGGGAGGAGACGACCTCGACGGGCCAGGACCTCGTGCTGGCTTCCCGCTATCAGCGGGCCGAGGCGAAGGCCAGGGACGGTGTGAATATCCGTCCGGCGCGCGGCCTCCTGATCGACCGTGACGGGGAGGCGGGCGGCGAGCGCGACGGGTACGTGTCCGGCATTGGCTGGATGGGTGAGCGTCTAGACGGCCCTCGCGTGGGTATTGCCGCGCCCTGACCCCGCTCCCCGCCGCCTTAGCGCTTTGTGTTGCGTAGGGCGGCGGGGTGCCCTATACTGACTCATGTCACCGCCCCGGTGACCCTACCTCCGAAAGGACCAACTACTATGAACACCAAGTACGTGCTCGCCGGTTTCGGCCTCACTCTGGGCCTTGCCGTTGCGGCGGCGGCCCCCGCGCTCGCGGCCCCCGCGCTCGCGGCCCCCACCAGCCCCGAGCCGATCAGCGCGCAGGTCACGAAGGCCACGTCCGCGTCCCGCCAGACCACCAGCGAGGTGACCGTTGAGGGCACCTGGGACACCCCGCACCTGACGGTCGGCTCGACCCTGACCGTTGGCAGCGTTGACGGCGGCTTTGCCTGGAAGGCAGGCTTCCCCTTCACACTCAACGACGGCACCCGTATTGGCGAGTGCGTCGCTGACCAGGCGACACTCACCTGCACGGTGACCGACGTCCCCGAAGCGTGGGCGGCGAAGCAGGACGTGTCCGGCACGTTCCACGCTCGCGCGCAGCTCACCGATAAGGCCGTGGGCACCGAATCGACCCAGATCACACTCAACGGCGAGACCGTCCGCACCCTCGTGTGGGGCGACAAGGAAGGCACCGGCACCTGCAGCAGCGACTGCACGGGGCCTGCGCATTTTGAGTACGCGCGCCCCGAAACCGTGAAGTTCGGGTGGACCGACGCTACCGGGGCCATTGCCTGGGGCATCCAGTGGAAGACCGACCCCGGCACCGAGTACACGATCACCGACGAGACCAACGCCCTGCACGCGGCGGTGAAGTGCTCGACCGGCCCCACGTGGGACCCGGCGACCACGTCGTGGACTGACGGTAAGCTGGACGACACCAAGCACACCCTGACCTTCACTCCCCCGACCGGCTCCCTCGTGTGCGTGACCTTCCCGGATGCGACGAAGCCCGTCGAGGGCCAGACGACCTACACGAACAAGGCGACGATCAACGGCCAGTCCTTCGAGGCAACCGCGACGATCAAGGCCAGCGGCGGCACGGATGGCGACGGCACCGTGAAGCCTACCCCCACGCCTGCGCCTACTCCGACGACTGAGCCGACCCCTGCGCCTACTCCGACGACTGAGCCGACCCCTGCGCCTACTCCGACGACTGAGCCGACCCCGGCACCTGCGCCCACAACCGCCTCCCCGAAGCCCGAACCGAAGGCAGACGCGCAGCCCGCGCCCGCGCCTACGACGCGCCTCGCCCGGACCGGCGCGACACTCGACGGCATCGGCGTTTCCCTCGTGACACTTCTGATCGGCGCGGCGCTCGTCATCGGCGGGCACATCATCGACCGCCGATTCACCAAGTAACACCCCCGCCCGGTGGGGCCGCTAGACTGTCGGCGGCCCCACCCCTTGAAAGGATCCCTCATGCTGAACTTCCACGCCCTCGAGGTCGACCGCACGACCGGAACCGTCTTGCTCGACGGCCTCCCGATCACCACCATTGGGGAGATTCAGCCCCACCTATCGGAGATAGACGGATTTCTGTCCGTGACCGTCACCCTCCCGCTGTCTTCGATCACGGTCAAGAATCCCAGCGGGTCTGTCCGCGTCGACGCGCCCGAGGCGGGCGAGTGAGCGCGCCCCTGCGCCTCCACCCCTACCAGCAGGCGGCGGTGGCCCACCTGAAGGCGCACGACCGGGCGGGCCTCTGGCTCGATATGGGACTAGGCAAAACCGCGTCGGTCCTGTCCGCTCTGGAGGAGCGTCACCTGCCCGCTCTCGTGACGGCCCCGGCGCGGGTGACCCGCGACGTGTGGCCCGAGGAGGGCGAGAAGTGGAGACCTGACCTGCGTGTGGTGCCCGTCGTTGGCACCCCGGCGCAGCGGGCCGCCGCCTGGGCCACCGACGCTGACGTGTACGTCATCTCCCACCAGCTCCTGGGGGAGGCAGCACGCCAGCCCCACGGGTGGGGGACCTTCATCCTGGATGAAGCGTCTGGCTTCAAGAACTACCGCTCCAAGCGGTGGAAGGCCGCGCGCCTGATCGCCAAGACCGCGACCTGCGTGTGGGAGATGACCGGCACCCCGTCCCCGAACGGCCTCCTCGACCTCTGGGCGCAGATCTACCTCCTGGACTTTGGGGAGCGCCTGGGTCGCACGATCACCGGCTACCGCCGCCGTTACTTCATGGAGGCTGGGCGCCCCCCCCCCCGCGTGGTCACCGGGTACCAC